TGGATATTCTACTCCAACCGGAGGGTCTATCAAGGCACTCTCGTCTGGATACAAATTAGTAACAAAAACAAATAGACCTCCTGTTGCAAATTTCCCTCAGGGATTCTTTAATGAAGATTACGAATTTTATGCGGATCAAGGAGATTTGGATGAGCACAATGGAAGATTTTGTATCACTCCAGATTATCCAAATGGTGTGTATGCATATTTTTCCACGATCAATTCATCAACCCCAGATACAGATGGTCCATTCAAAGCATACAAGAGACCGACATTCCCATATTTCATTGGAAATAGTTTCTACTCTCAACCAAATGATTTTAATTACAAAGAAACATCAAACCAAGATGATTATAATTTAAACAATTACGAATGGTTTAGAAATACTTCAAACTATAGATTAAAAGGATCTGAAAATAGTTCTTACAATTTTATATTTGATCCCGATAGTGTAAAAAATCAAATTGTTGATGTAACGTATGCAACTTCAGGAAAAGTAGATTCTATCGGAATATCTACAGGGGGATCTGGTTATCAGGTCAACGATAAAGTTGTATTTGATAGTGTCGGTACTGGTGGAATTAATGCCGCTGCCAAGATTGAGAGAGTCTTTGGAAAATCGATATATTCTGTAAGTGCAGCAACAACTTCTTTTGCTGATGTAGAATTCCAAAGAATAGATGGAGTCGGACAAGTAGTAGGATTTGCCACGGTTCCCCATGGATTTACTGATACTGATATAGTCAATGTATCTGGATTCAGCACATACTTCTCACAACTAGATGGAAGTTATTCTGTAGGAATCAAATCAGATAGTTTTGTTACTGCTCTTGGAATAGGAACAACCGGAACTACTGGAATAGCGACATATTTCTATGTAACTGGATTACTTGGTTATCCATATATTAGAGAAAATGATATTTTACAAATTGGCACTGGAACTCCAGAAAAAGTAAAGGTTTTAAATGTAGAGGCAAATTCGGGAAGAATTCGTGTTTTGAGAGAGGTTGAATCGACTGTAGGATCTTCATACAGTGCATCAACCGTTCTCTATGAAAATCCAAGAAAGTTCAGATTTAATAGTGGATTAAAAACTGATTTTGGTTATCCACTCAATAAAGAACTTTATTTTAACCCAAGCGAGTCTCTTGGAATTGGAACTGCTGCTTCTGCTGGAATTGGAACTACAGTAACTTTCTCATCACCTGGAATTGGAGCAACACAAACTTTTGTACCATTCAGATCAATCTTTATTCAAGATCATGGTCTATTGACTGGGGAAAAAGTTAGATATTCTTCAAATGGTGGAACTGCTATAAGAGTTTATAATGGAAGTTCCTCATCTTCCTTATCTCAAACACAAGATCTGTATGTTGCAAATATATCCAAAGATTTGATTGGTATATCTACAGTTAAAGTTGGACTCGGTAGTACAGGATCTTTCGTTGGTGTTGGATCAACAACTCCATATAACTTATTGTTCTTTGAATCTTTTGGTACAAACACATATCACAGTTTTACCACAAAGAGACAATCTGTGAAAGGTGAAATATCAAAGAATGTGGTTACAGTTGCCACAGCATCGACTCATGGACTTGCTTTAGGAGATACGATCAAATTTGTATCTGAACCAAAAAATACGGAAACAATATCTGTAAGATATAGCGATGCAAATAGAAGAATTCTTTTTAGACCACAAACATTCACCTCTGGAAATGTAAGTGTTCTTGATGATACTATTGAAATAACAGATCACGGACTTAAAACAGGTGATAAAGTTATTCATACTTCAGCATCTCCATCTGGCGGACTGTTGAATGAAAAAATTTACTATGTCTTATACTACACGAAAGACAAAGTAAGACTTTGCAACTCAAGATATGAACTGGGACTTTCCGTTCCAAAATTTGTTGATATAACAAGTGCTGATAGTGGAACGTTATCTTTAGTGAATCCAAGACTGGAACTGTATAAGAATAAACTTGTAAAATTTGACCTTTCAGATCCTTCCTTGTCATTTACCAGTGGTTCTTCAACATATTCATGTTTTAGACTTGATTTCTATAAAGACTCCCAATTTAAGTATCCACTGACAGCGACTGGAACTTCTAGAAATTTTGAAATATCAAGAGAAGGAAAAGTTGGTATTGAAACTTCATTTACATCAGTATCTGTCAATAAAGAGTTCCCAGAAATTTTCTATTACAAGTTTAATCTTGTCAATGAAGATTTTATTGGAACGAATAAGAAAGAAATTATAGTTGATACAGATGTTGCTAATAACAACCAAATTAACCTTGTTGAAAGTGTTTATTCAGGTGAGCACAAATTGACTGGAATTGGATCAACAACATTTGTATTCAACCTTTCCAAGTTCCCAGAACAGAATTCATATTCGTCATCTACATCAAATCTTTTCTACGATACAGCATCAACTTCTGTTTATGGTCCAGTATCAAAAGTAAGAATAACAAATCCAGGTAGAAATTATGAAATTTCTCCAGCAATAACCAGAATAAACAGTGGTTTTGGAACTGGAGCAATTTTAAATGTTTCTAGTACCTCAATTGGACAAATAGTTAGAACTGAAGTAAAAGATATTGGATTTGACTACCCTTCAGACTTTACTTTAAGTCCATCTTTGAATTTACCAGAAATACTGATAGTTGATCCATTAGCTTCTTTCGAAAGAATTGGTATTTCTTCCGCTGGAAATAACTACGTAACTCCACCTGGGTTGGTTGTTCTTGATGGATATACCAATAAGGTAGTCACTGATGTTGATCTTAGATTTGAATTAGGTGCTCCAGAAGTAAAAATTCTTAAGAATACTTTTGGCATTTATAATGCTACACCAATAATCATACCAGTGAACAACTCAAATGGAGTTGGTATTAGTTCAGTCAATTACAATTCATCGACAAAAGAAGTTACTATTGGATTCTCAACAGGATTTAGTGATATTTTCCCATTCGCTGTTGGGGATAGAGTATTAATCGAAAATGTTAGTGTTGGAGTTGGATCAACATCTAAGGGATATAACTCTTCAAATTATGGATATGATCTATTTACGATTACCGAAGTAAATCCCGCTCTTGGCGGAAATGTTGGTGAAATCAAATACAACTTGACTACTCATCTGTCTGCAAGTGAAACACCAGGAACTTTTGATCCAACAAATTCTTCTGGTAGAATTGTAGCAGAAAAAGATTTCCCTTACTTTGATATTTCATTAAGAAAGAACAACTTTAATATTGGTGAAGAAGTAACATCAACACAAGATCCAAATAAAAATGGATTTGTTGAAAGTTGGAATAACAAGGTTGAAACTGTTAAGTTGTCCTCCCCATTTGAGTTTGAACTTAATGAAGAAATAAGAGGAGTTGATTCCAATACTATTGGAGTTATTAAATCCAAATTCAACTTTGAATCATATGTAAAACTTGGTGCATATGCATCCGTAAATAAAGGATGGAGATATACTGCTGGATTCTTAAATGATACAACACAAAGAATTCCAGATAATAACTATTATCAACAATTCTCATATTCACTAAAATCAAAAGTTCCTGTTGAAACTTGGGAGGATTCTGTTAGTTCCTTAAACCATACTTCTGGATTCTTAAAGTTCTCTGATTTGGTAATAGAAACCAAGGAAGATGTTTCTAGAGGAGTTGTATTTGCAGATGATAGTTCTATCAGCATTACTGCTGATATTATTGGTGAGGGAAATTTAAATTGCGTATATACTTTTGATCTTGCAACAGAAAATTCAAAGATAGTTGGATCTTCCCTCGTCTCAGATGAAATTAAATTCAAGAATAGAATTATAACAGATTATTTTGAATCTACCGGCAACAGAGTTCTGCTCATTGATGATATTAGCAACTTATTCAACAGCGACCCAAGAACCACTCCATTCTCAATCGTAGATGAATTTAGTTTAGATAATTCTAGAACCAAAAAATACTTCACTTTGGTTAGAGATAAGAGATACACCCATGAAAGACAAACATTATTGGTTTCTCTCTTACATGATGGTTCATATGGTTACTTAAATCAATATGGTAGAGTAGCGTCTTATCCTGATTTGGGATCTTTTGATTTTACCATCACAGGAACAACTGGACAATTGTTGTTCTACCCCAATAAGTTCACCATTAATGATTATAATGTTGCACATGTTTCTCACGATTTAAGAGAGGCGGCAGGAATAGGTAGTACGACCCTTGGAGATGTTGTACAGATTGATTCTGCACAAACAACATTCTCATCTGGAGCAACTGCAGCATCTTCCATTGTTGGAATCGCTTCAACATATCGTTCATCAAAGATCATAGTTGAGATTGGTGGGGTAGATGGATCTTATTATGAATTCGATGAAATCAATATGATCCACAACGGATCTGAAATTGATATTATTGATTATGGTCAATTGACTGATGAAATTTTAACACCTACAGGAACACCTGGTCTTGGAACCTATATTCCAAGATATGATGGTTCTGAAATAAGAATTGATTTCAAACCAGATTCAGCTCTTGGTGTTGGTGTAACCATCAATGTCTTGGCAGTTTCAATTGCTAGTAGCATATCTGGAGCAACAGGAGTTGGAACTCAACAACTTAATAACGGAAGACTTAGTTCCGCATATGCCACCATTGCAGCTTCTGGATCCCCTGGAGTTACCACAATAACACAATACCCAGATGATCATTTGGCAGCATATTATATTGTAAGCATAGAGGACAAAACAAACCAAAGATATCAAATGTCAGAGGTGATTGTCATTTCTGCCGGATCTACAGCATCTATCACAGAATATGGTATTTTAGAAACCGATGCATCTCTTGGAACGATTGATGCAAACGTAGTTACTGGAGGCACAGATCTCACATTTACTCCAATCGCTGATATTGATGTTGATGTTAGAGTATTCCAACAGGCGTTGTGTTTTGATAGAGGAATTACTGATACAGAGATAAGTTTTACTAACGCGCTTATTTCTAGTGGTTTCGGTGACTATGAAGGAACTGAAAGATCTGTTAAGAGAGAATTCAATCTTACCCACAACTCTAGAAATATTTTCCAAAGAGACTTTGACGGAAGTAATACTTCTATTGCAAATACGTCAACAAATACAATTGAATTGCCAGAGCACTTCTTTGTAACTGGAGAAAAACTTCTTTATACTTATTCTGGATCAGACTCTTCAACTGCTAATGCTGTTGGAATAGCAACAACCTCAATTTCTGGTATTGGAAATACTGACAAACTTCCAACAACAGTTTATGCAGTTAAAGTTAGTGAGAAAACTATTAAGTTGGCAGCTTCAGCTGAAGATGCATTAAAAGTAAATCCAGTTGTACTTGATCTTACTAGTGTTGGTATTGGAACATCTCACGTCTTTACTGCAACAAATCAAAATGCAAAAGCATTGATTTCTATTGACAATTACATCCAATCACCCATTGTTGCTTCTGCAGTAACAACAACAATTTCGGAGGCTGCATCTACCGCTGACAATAGACTCAAATTTGCTGGAATAACTTCATTCTTCGGTGGAGACTTGATTAAGGTTAATGATGAAATAATGAGAATTGATGGTGTTGGAATAGGAAGCACAAATGTTATTTTGGTCAAGAGACCTTGGATGGGAACAGTAGTCGCAAATCATGCTGCTAACTCTGTTGTTACTAAGATTGAAGGTAATTACAATATTGTTAATAATACACTTCACTTTGTTGAAGCACCTCAAGGTCCAACCCCAATTGGATCAATAACTAATCGACCAGATCAAAGAGATTATACTGGTTTGACGACATATTCTACTTTCCATGGTAGAACATTCATGAGATCTGGAATTGTTGGAACAACAACAGATTCATATTCCGCAAACTACGTTTTTGATGATATCTCTGATGGATTTACTGGAATAGCAAAGACCTTCACCTTAACATCCAACAAACAAAATGTTACTGGATTCTCTACAGATAATGCAATTGTGCTCATAAACGGAATATTCCAAGGACCACAAGGAACTCAGGCAGAAACTCAAGATTATACTTTGACAGAAAGTTCTGGTATAACCAGTGTTAGATTTACAGGAACAGCCTCTTCTGTAGGATATGATATTAATGCATCAAACGTTCCTGTTGGTGGAGTATTAGTTTCTGTTGCATCAACTGAAGGATTTGGATTGCAACCACTTGTTGCTGCTGGAGGAACAGCAGTTGTTTCTGCTGCTGGAACAATTTCATCAATTAGCATTGGAAACAGTGGATCTGGATATAGAATTGGAATACAGACTGTAGTTAATGTAGGAGTTCAGACCTCAAGCACTGGAACAGCAAATATAGAATTCATCGGAACTGCATCTGTAAGTAACGGTAGAATCGTATCTGTTGCCATTACAAATCCAGGGGTTGGATATACAAGATCAAATCCACCAACTGTTGTCATTGATTCACCATTATCATATTCAAATATTTCTCTGATTTATAGTTCTTCCTCTGTATCTGGAGTTGGAACTCAGGCAAAAGTTGATATTGTTGTTGGACAAGGATCAAGTGTAATTGATTTTACTATAAGAAACACTGGATATGGATATGGTCAAGGTGAAATACTAACCATCCAAACTGGTGGAAATATTGGTATTCCAACTGATACAACAAAAACTTTCAAAGAATTCCAAATAACTGTTGATAAAGTTTATAATGACAATTTCTCTGGATGGTCAGTTGGTCAACTTCAGGTTTTAGATTCATTTGAATCCTTATTTGATGGAACTTCCAAATCATTCCCACTTAAGTTAAACGGTGGATTTATTACAATTCGCGCAGCAAACGGATCCAACATTGATATAAAATCAACTCTTCTCATCTTCATCAATGATATCCTTCAGGTTCCTGGACAGGCATATACCTTTGAAGGTGGAAGTTCTATTGAATTCACCGAATCACCTAAAAAAGGAGACACTGCAAGAATCTTGTTCTACAAGGGTAGTGGAGATACTGATGTTATCTTTAAAGATATTATTGAAACAGTTAAAGTTGGTGACGAATTAACATTACAAAATGATCCTGGACTTGGACAAGGTATTGGACTTTTACAAGATACTAGAGTTATTACTGGAATCAATACATCGGATTCCGTGACAACAAATCCATATTCTGGACCAGGGATAACTACAGATGATACTTTACTGAGACCACTTAAGTGGTGCAGACAAACAAAGGATAAGTTTATTAATGGTATTAGAGTTGGTAAGGATAGAGTTAAGTATGAACCTCAAATCTATCCAGCATCATTGCTTATTTCTTCTACAGGAATTGGTTCAACATCAATTTATGTAGATAGCATCAGACCATTCTTTGATGCTAGAAATGAAAATAGCATTCTCACTTTCCAAGATAAAGTGAAGTTAACTTCTCAAGACTCTTTGGTTGGTGCATCTGCAACTGCAACTGTATCTGCTGCAGGAACTATAACATCCATTACAATCACTGATGGTGGATTTGGTTATTCTTCTGCACCTATTGTTACTATTGAAACTCCAGTCGGAATTGCTACAACAGAAAGAGCGTCTGCAACAGCGACGATATCATCTGGAGTTGTTGATGCAATCTCTGTGACTGGACCTGGAACTGGATACACATCAACGAATCCACCTGCAGTTCTGATTGAACCACCAACTCTGAAGCAAGAGACAATCGACGTTTCTTCCTTCTCAGGAGATTCTGGAACTATTGTTGGATTTGGAACAACTTCATCTCCATCAGAGCAAATGACCTTTGATTTGTTTATTCCTCTTAATTCATATCTAAGAAACACTGTTATTGCTGGAACTGCACTCACTATCAGTGGTATTTCAACTGGTGATTACTTCGTTGTTTATAACTCCAATGTTGGATCATCTACGACTTCAACAACATCTTTTGATAATGGTAGTCAAGTCATTGGAGTTGGAACACAATTTGTTGATAATGTATATCAAGTTTCTTCGTTCTCGGTGGTGAGTGTTGCTAATACATCTATTGGTCTTTCGACTGTTGGCACAGCAACAACAGAAGTGATTAGAGTTAGTGCTGCATCATCTACACCAAAATCATTCTCTGGTATAACAACAGCACCTTTCCTTGGTGAATATAGTTGGGGTAAGATTAACCTGTCCGCAGGAGTTTCTACAACTTTCAGCAATCATACTAGTAGGGGTGTTGGAGGACTTTCAACTTCAACCCTCGTGAATAGAAGTGCTTTCCTCAAGTTCAAAGACTATACTGCATAACCTAATAAATAGATAAAAAAAGTCTGTAAAATGGCAGCTATTATAACTGATCAACTTCGAATTGTTAATGCAAAGAATTTTGTTGCGGGAGTTGCATCCACTAGTAATTCTTACTATTCGTTTGTAGGACTTCCAAATCCTACAGACTATGATAGTGATTGGAACACAACTCCCCCCTCACCAAAAGATAATTTTGATGAGGAGAACAATTATTGGGACACAATGATTGCCCTGAAGAAGATCACTAAAAATGATGTTCGACAGGTTGTTAAAAGAACAACCTGGACATCGGGGATCACTTATGATATGTATCGCCATGATATAAGTGCAACTAATACATCTAAACCATCTAATTCAGTTGATTTATACTCTGCAAATTACTATGTAATGAATAGTGATTACAGAGTTTATATTTGTCTCCAAAATGGAACTACTCCAGAAAATCCTTCTGGAAGACCATCCTTAGACGAACCAACATTCACTGATTTAGAACCAAGGTCTGCAGGAACAAGCGGCGATGGATATGTCTGGAAATACTTATATACAATCAACCCAAGTGATATTGTAAAATTTGACTCTACTGAATATATGCCAGTTCCTCAAGATTGGGAAACTAGCACCTCTACCGCTGCTGTAAGAAATAATGCTTCAACTAGCGGTCAAATAAAAGTTGTAACAATTTCAAATAGGGGAGTTGGATTAGGAACTGCAAATAGAACATATACCAGAGTTCCAATTAGAGGTGATGGAAGCGGTGCTGAGGCAACAGTTGTAATTAACAATGATGCAAAGGTTGATTCAGTAACAATATCTAAAGGAGGGTCTGGATATACCTTTGGAATTGTTGATTTAGCAGGTGGAGGTGTTCCAACTGGATCATCATCTCCAGTTTTTGATGTTATTATTCCACCTCAAGGTGGTCATGGAGCAGATATTTACAGAGAACTTGGTGCATATAATGTTCTTTTATATTCCAGAATTGAAAATGATACGGAAAATCCCGATTTTATAACTGGAAATGAAATTGCAAGGGTAGGGGTTGTGGAAAATCCACAATCAAACTCAAATTCAAATTTGACTCTTGACAAAGCAAGTGCTGTTTATGCATTAAAATTGACAGGAGTTGGTTATAGTTCAGTTACATTTACCGCTGATACTCAAATAACTCAAACTATTGGAGTTGGATCTACTGCTTTTGGTAGAGTAGTTTCATATGATAAAAATACTGGAGTTTTGAAATATTGGCAAGATAGATACCATGTTGGATTTAATACTGATGGTACAAGAAATACTTCGCCAACTTACGGATTCAAAATGCATAGATTTACCGCAGACATTGGAAGCGGTGGATCATTTAATATTGTAGGCGGAAGTGCTACTTTAGGCATTCAAACAACATTTGGAAGTTCTTCTAATCCAGGTGTTAGTACCGTAATAAATAGTAGGACATATTATTTGGGACAGTCGTTTGTGAAGGGAGTTTCCCAACCAGAAGTCAAAAAATATTCTGGAAACATCATATATGTCGACAATAGACCGTCAATCACTAGGTCATCAAACCAAAAAGAAGATATCAAAGTTATTTTGCAATTCTAAGGAATTATGTCTCAGGAAACTAATCTCAACGTAGCTCCATATTTTGATGACTATAATGAACCAGTAATTGGTGGGAAAGATAAGGACTACTATAAAGTCCTTTTTAAACCAGGTTATCCAGTTCAAGCAAGAGAACTGACAACCCTTCAGTCAATTTTACAGAATCAAGTTGAACAATTTGGCACACATTTCTTTAAGGAAGGTGCTAGGGTAATTCCTGGTCAATTAACTTACCTCAAAGATTTCTTTGCGGTAGAAGTTGAGAGTAATTTTCTGGGGATACCAGTATCTCTTTATTTGGACCAACTTGTTGGATTACAAATCCGTGGAGAAACTTCTGGAGTTGTAGCAGTAGTCAAAAAGGTTATCACATCAGATGAGTCTGAAAGAGGAAATATAACCCTTTATGTTGACTACTATAGTTCAAACCAAAATAACTTCTCCAAGAGAGAATTTGATGATGCAGAAAATCTGATTGCAGATTCGGATATTTCTTTTGGAAATTCTTTCATTGTATCTGGTGAAGGATTTGCTAGAACTATTGACACAAATTCAACTTCTATTGGATCCGCATTTGCTTTATCTCAAGGAGTTTATTTTTTAAGAGGTTATTTTGTAACCGTCAATGACCAGATTTTACTGTTAGATCAATATACAAATACTCCCAGTTACAGAGTTGGTCTGGAAGTAGTCGAAGATGTAATTTCAGCAGACATTGACCCATATCTGAATGATAATGCTGGTGGTTTTAATAACTATTCTGCCCCAGGAGCAGATAGATTAAAAATTACTGCAACTTTAGCAAAGAGAGATTTAGACGATTTTGAAACACCTGGATTTGTAGAATTAGCAAATGTTAAGGATGGTGTTTTAAGAGAATTAAATAAAAATACAAATTATAACTTATTAGCAGATGAGTTAGCAAGAAGAACTTTTGATGAGTCTGGAAATTATTATATCAAGTCTTTTACAACAAGTATAAAAGAAAGTCTTAATGATGGAAAAGGTAATGGTGGTATATATCGCTCAAATCAATTAACTTCATCTGGAGATAGTCCATCAGAAGACATGATGGTCTATAAAGTTGGTCCAGGAAAGGCATATGTAAGAGGATATGAAGTAGAAAAAATATCCTCAACATTCCTAGATATTCCCAAACCAAGAACAACAAAATTAATTGAAAATAAAGCAGTTAATTTTGATTTTGGAACTACTTTTGAACTCAATAGATCATCAGGAGCTCCAAGTATAGGTATCAACACCTCTGCAACTGTAAGTTTAAGAGATCAAAGAATCGGAGTAAGTTCTTACGTTGCTGCTGGCAAAGAAATTGGTGTTGCTAGAGTCTATGATTTTGCATTAGAGTCTGGTTCTTATGAGTCAAACTCAAATTTGAACAGATGGGATATCTCTTTATTTGATATTCAAACATATGGTGATTTGTCCATCAATGAACCAATTACTCTTTCAGTACCAGCAAGAGTTAAAGGTGATTCTAGTGGCGCTATTGGATTCTTAAAAAATAGCGTGACTGCTGGAACTGCACTGACAGTGTATCAGATATCTGGTGAGTTTATAAATGGCGAAAAACTAATTTTTGATAACTCTAATTCGACCAGAGTAAGCACAGGATTCACGAATTATGGTATTTCTGACGTAAAATCCCTTTATGCAAACGTTGGAGCATCAAAAACGTTTGCTGCTGATACTTTACAATCAGTTTCTTTCTCAATTGGTGGTGGAAATGCAACAATTTCCCCATTTTCAGCAGGAGTGGCAACAGTAACAAGTGCATTAGTAACTTTCCCAGGAATCGTTACCACTGGAAACTTACTGCGTTATACTCTTGGTAATGCAACAGACCCATCTTTTGCAAAAATTGATCAAGTTTTAACAAATTCTCTGATAATCAGTGGAGTAACGACTGTCACTGGAATTTGTGACGGAACTTTTTCCGTTGGAGTTTCAACAAGCGTAAATGATCTCAGTTTGCTCGGAACAAAGTTCAGAGGGTCAAAAAATAACGGCGGATTATTTGCAAGATTACCAAAAGTCAACATTGAATCTGTAGATTTAACAAATTCAAACATTGTTTTGAGAAAAGAATATGATGTAACCATTACATCAAATTCATCCAACACGATTTCAGTTGGAACCAATTTAGTATTTTTACCATTTGACGAAGAAAGATATATTTTAGTTCGTTCTGATGGAACTCTTGAAACTCTGACGGAAGATAAGTTTGATTTTACCAACGGATCAACGGAACTTACAATTAATGGACTTGGAAGTAACGATTCTGCAGCAAAATTAGTTGCTACCGTTAGAAAAGACGTTGTAACTTCAAAATCAAAGAGAAAAACCGCAATTTCTTCTTTAATTGTAGATAAATCAAACTACGACTACTCAGGAATAGGATCAACAACCAGAAATGATGGACTTACTTTTGGTTCATATCCATTCGGAACCAGAGTTCAAGATGAAAAGATTTCTTTAAACGTTGCGGATGCCATTGAACTGTTAGGAGTATATGAATCATCGGATACATCCAATCCAACACTACCAAATTTGGTTCTTGGATCTTTGGATGGACCAACATCAAAAACTGATGACTTGATTATTGGGGAAGAACTGATTGGATCTGTTAGTGGTGCTAGAGCAAAATATGCAGAAAAACTCAATAGCAGTAAAATTGGATTTGTATATTTAAATCAAAATACTTTCCAGTCTGGTGAAATAATTTCATTCCAAAATTCTGGTGTCAATGCAATCGCTGGAACTTTAGATCAAGGTAGCAATAATATAACAAGTAGATTCACATTCAATAATGGACAAACTCCAACTCATTATGGATATGGATATATTCTTAGAAAACAAGGAGTAAAGTCTCCAATAAGAAAATTAAAAGTTGTATTCTCAAAAGGATACTACGAATCTTCTGACACTGGAGACGTAACAACCTCTAATTCATATGCAGACTTTGATTACCAAAAAGATATTCAAGTTTTAGATGGAGTAAGAAACACTGATATAATTGATGTAAGACCAAGAGTTAATGACTTCACAGTTTCTAGTGGGTCAAGATCCCCATTTGAATTTGATGGAAGATCTTTCTCTGATGGAAATCATAGTTCAAATCATGTATTTGCGAGTGACGAATCATCAACATTCTCGTTTAATTACTATCTGCCAAGAATTGACAGAGTGTATTTAACCAAAGATGGTGTATTCCAAGTAAAAGTTGGAGAACCTTCAGATGATCCAAAACTTCCAACAGAAGTTTCCGAGTCTTTAAATATCGCTAACATTGCGTTACCTCCATATCTCTATGATGTAAAAGATGCCGAAGTAACTTTTGTAAATTATAAGAGATATCAGATGAGTGATATCTTCAGACTTGAAAATAGAATTAAAAATCTTGAGTATTATACATCACTTTCACTTCTTGAGGACAACACCGCTAATTTGTTTGTTGCTGATGCTCAAGGACAAAATAGATTTAAGTCTGGATTCTTGATTGATAACTTCTCATCTGTAGGAACACAAGACGTTAGTGTTGGTGTCAAGAACAGTCTAGATGTTCAAAATGGTCAATTGAGACCATCACACTACACAACTCAATTAAATCTTGAGATTGGGTCAGATGCAATCGCTGGACTCGGTACAACTACAAATTCAACTCAAGATCGTAATTATCTTAGCAATATTACTGGAAATAACATTAAAAAAACTGGTAATGTTGTAACTCTGGATTACACAGAATCTCTATGGGTTGAACAACCATTTGCAACCAGAGTAGAAAATGTTACCCCATACTTAGTTAAGAGTTATGAGGGAACTATTGATTTAGAACCATCAGTAGATGTTTGGATTGATGTAAATCGTCTTGAAGTCAGAGACGTTAGAATGGAAGGATCTTTCACTGGCGTTGCTGAAGCATTAAGAGCAGAAATAGACGACAGGGCAGATGGTTCTAGACTTGGAGTAAGTCCAATCATTTGGAATTCTTGGGAAACTAATGGTGTAAGACAGAACATCAATCTTTCCCTTGGATTGAATATGAATACTGGTGGTAATACAGTTTCCGCTAATGTAAGTGGAAATGTAAGTCTTACAACCAATCTTGATCAGAGAAGAACTGGTGTAAGACACACAGTTAGAGAACAACTCGATACAGAATCTCTTGGAGACAGAATTGTCAGCAGGGACATAATTCAGTTCATGCGTTCGAGGAACATTCAGTTCACTGCTAGACGCATGAAACCAAATACGCAACTTTATGCGTTCTTTGATAATGTTGATGTTAATGGGTTCTGTTTCCCTAAATTACTTGAAATCACTATGGAATCTGGCACCTTCCAAGTAGGTGAAAGAGTTCGTGGAACGATGATAACAGCACAGAATGTTACCGACGTTGATCCAGACACGATTCCAAATATTGATTTTAGAATTGCATCATCAAATCACAAGTATGGACCTTATAACAATCCAACTGATGTCTTCACAGAAAATCCATATGATAGAAATAATGTAATTCCAGCGTCTTACTCAGAAACTAGCACTGTTCTGAACATTGATACTTTCAGTCTATCAAACGAAAGACAACCAGAATACTGGGGTTGGATTTCATCTGGAATGATATTGAGAGGTCAGAGCAGTGGTGCTGTTGCCACAGTCACAAATGTAAGACTAATTTCAGATAATGTCGGAACATTAATTGGATCATACCTTGTTCCAGATGGAACTGGTGATTATCCATCATTTGAAACTGGAAGATCTGCATTTAGATTAACTAATAGTTCAATAAACAGTAGAGTCGGTGGTGTCGTAACCACTTCCGCTGAAGAAATTTTCTACTCAGAAGGAAGTATCGACAATACTCAAGAAGCAACTCTTTCTTTGAGAAATGCTAGAGTAGAACATGAAGAATTTGAACAGAGTAGAACATTAACATCTTCAACTTCAGCATCTGCTAGTGCTAGTGCATCTGCAAGAGTTATAACTCAAGTAGTTAGACCAGTTAGAAGAGATCCTCTTGCCCAAACTTTCTATGTTGATGATGAAACTGGAATTTTTGTTACAAGTCTGAATGTTTATTTCAATACCAAATCATCAACTTTACCAGTATATTGTCAAATCAGAGAAGTTCAGAATGGTCTTCCTTCATCAACAATCTTAGCATTCTCTGAAGTAGAACTTTCAGCAGATGAGGTTAATACTTCTGATGATGCTACAGTTGCAACCAAATTTACTTTTGATTCTCCAGTTTATCTGAATGGTAATAGAGAATATGCACTGGTTCTTCTTTCAGATTCTACAGATTACACTGCATGGATCTCAAGAATTGGTGAATCTGATGTAACCTCTATTGCAACTGAAGCGGGACAAGTTCTGGTTTCCGCTCAACCAATCCTTGGATCACTCTTTAAGTCACAAAATGCTTCTACTTGGGATGCAAGTCAATATGAAGATTTGAAGTTTGAATTATACAGAGCGGATTTCGTTACCAACGGATCTGTACAGTTCTTCAACCCAACCCTTCCAACTGATATTTCCAGATTGAGAAGGGACGCATTTGATATTGATTCAAAAACAATTCGTATTGGAATTGGAACCACAGTAAATGATCCAGACTTGTCAAATGGAAATACAATTATCCAATTACAATCTGGTGCAACAGGAAATCTTGTTGGAACTGCGGGAACAATCAATACCTTACAAATTACAAACGTCGGTACGGGATACACTCCAAGCAGTGGTGGAACAACTTATTCCAACTTGACTCTAACAAACGTTGTTGGAACTGGTAGAAATGGAACGGCAGACATTACGATAAGTAATGGAGTCGCTATCGCTGCTACCGTTAATGATGGAGGAACTGGATATTCTGTAGGAGATCTTCTTACAATCTCTGCGGTTGGAGTTTCATCTCTTGGCAGAAACTTAAGATTGAGTGTATCTGATATCAGTGGATTAAATGAACTCACTATAGCAGACGTTCAGGGAGACTTTACTGTAGGTGCAGGATTTACATTAACCTACATCAACAACTCTGGAGTTACAACTACATTGAATGCCTCTAAAGGTGGTAATGTAACAATTACTGGTACTATTCAAGAGGTGTTTGATGGATTGCACTTTAAAGTCAATCACAGAAACCATGGTATGTACTCCGATGTCAATAAAGTGACAATTAGCAATGCTCTCCCAGATGTAATTCCAACATCACTGAGCGTTGACTACACCGCAGCATCAACGTCTGCGATATCTGTTGCTAGCACCTCCAACTTTACGACTTTTGAAGGTGTAAGTGTTGGCAGCACAAACCCAGGATACGTTTTAATGAATGATGAGATTATTGAATATACTGGTATTTCCGATTCGACTTTAACTGGAATTACAAGAGAGATAAATGGAACAAAGGCTTTCCCATATTCCGTTGGAACTCTTGTTTATAAGTATGAAATGAATGGAGTATCACTCCTTAGAATCAATAAGACACATGATTTAAGTGATGCAAGTATTTCAAATCAAATTGGGTTGGACCATTACTTCTTGAAGGCTGATATGTCTTCTGGTACAAATCTTACAGATAGAACTGGAGCATCATTCCCCAAACTGTTCTTTACGGAAACGAAAAAGGTTGGTGGTCAAAAAATTGATGCAACGTATAATGTTCCATACAACATCATTACACCAAAAATTGAATCAGTATCACCCAAATTTACAACATTATCCCCATCCGTTAGAACAATCACTGGAAAATCAATTGACGGAACTGAGACACCATATGTCGATAAGGGATTCCAACCAGTTACATTATTCAGTAATAACTATTTTGATTCTCCAAGAACAATTGCATCTCGCATTAATGAAGATGCAAGATTGCAAAATCTACCAGGAAGAAAATCATTTACACTCAACATGGATATGTTGAGTGCTGATTCGAGATTGTCTCCTTGCATTGATATTACAAGATCAAGCATTATCTTTACATCCAATAGAATTAATGCACCAATAAGTAATTATGTAACTGATAACAGAGCAAATACAATAGAAAGTGATCCAAACGCATTCTATTATGTTTCAAAACCAATTTCTCTGGAAAACTCTGCTACATCAATCAAAGTTCTCTTGACTGCATCTCTTGGACTGGAAAGTGATATTCGTGGATTCTATGCCATTCAAAATGATGTATCAGATGATCCAATCTTTGCTCCATTCCCAGGTTATACTAACCTCAATGCGAGTGGTGATGTAATTGATGTTTCTTTGAATAATGGTTCTTCTGACAAAAATGTTATCAAGAACACCGCATATGATTATGTTCCAACTCCAAACTCATTTAATGAGTATGAGTTCACAATCGATAAATTACCATCGTTCAAAGTCTTTAGAATTAAATTGGTCATGACTTCAACGAACTCTTCTATTGTACCGGTAATTCAAGACTTGAGAGTAATTGGATTTGCTTAAAATGAATAAAAATTTGATTCCCGTTGAAGGTGAGACTAGTCTCTATAGAGACCCCCAAACAAATGCAATTGTAAATGTGAATAAATCTGAATATGAATCTTACATTTCCAGAAAAAATCATCAAGAAAATGAAAAAAATAGAATTGACAATCTGGAAAATGATGTCAATTCTATAAAAAATGATTTAAATGAAATAAAATTTCTTTTGAGGAGTATTGCAAATGAAACTTGATCCTGATGAAGTATCACTAGAAAGTGTGAATAAACTTTTTGAATATGAAAAAATTTCTAGAGAGATAGATAATATAGATGATATTGAACTTGTGAGAACTGTTGCAAAATGTTATGTTAAATTATACTACAAACAAGCAGAAGTAGTGGCGAAACTCTAATGGCATCACACACAATCAAGTTCGATCCAAGTGCAGGTGTTGCATATGGTGTTAATTTAAAGATTAACGCTGGAGCAACATTTAGCGATTCATTTACTGTTACTAGAACAGATGGGACTGCTTTTGATTTTACTAGTTGGACTGCCTCATCACAGATGGCAAAAAGTGTGTCTGTTGGATCAACTTCTTATGCAGTAGCAACTTTTAGTGTTGGATTTACTAGCACCACTGAGGGCAAATTTATCTCTTCCATAAGTGCTGCTCAAACAAGAAATTTAGTAGAAGGAAGATATGTGTATGAAATTCTTGTTAGTTCTGGAACGACTGTTTATAGACTTGCGGAAGGAAATGTTCTGGTGATCCCTGGCATTTCTTCAGCACCATAAATAATTTGAGAGGTAATAATTAAATGGCGCAACCTTCTTCAAGGTCAGAATTAATAGATTATTGCAAAAGAAAACTGGGAGCGCCAGTTTTAGAGATCAACGTTGCTGATGAGCAAATTGAGGATCTTGTTGATGACGCTATTCAATTTTTTCAAGAAAGACACTTTGATGGTGTCTCTCAAATGTATTTGAAATATCAAATAACAGAAGATGATATAAAAAGAGGTCAAGCGCCAGCGAGCGGTGTAAAGACTGGAATTGTTACAACGACAGAATCGGCAACTATTGCTGGGGTTTCAACAAGTTTTAGTTATGAGGAGAACAGCAATTATTTGCAAATACCTCCAGCAGTTATCGGTGTAAATAAAATATTCCATTTTGATGGAACAAACACTGTTACAAACAATATGTTCAGTGTGAAGTATCAATTGTTTCTTAATGACATATATTATTGGGGTTCAACTGAAATTCTGACCTATGCAATGGTACAAACGTATCTGTCAGATATCAACTTCCTGTTAACTACCGAAAAACAAATAAGATTTAACCAAAGACAAGACAGATTATACCTGGATATTGATTGGGGAAGTGTTACTGCTGGAAACTACTTAATCATAGATTGCTTTAGAGTATTGAATCCAGAAGATCACACTAGAGTTTATAATGACTCTTTCTTAAAACCATACTTAACATCTCTTATCAAGAGACAATGGGGACAAAATCTTATTAAATTCCAAGGAGTGAAATTACCTGGTGGAATTGAATTGAATGGAAGACAAATATATGATGATGCTCAAAAAGAATTGGATGCTTTAATGGAAAAAATGTCCAATACTTATGAACTTCCCCCATTAGACATGATAGGATAATGCCATGCTCAATCCATTTTTTCAGCAAGGGACAAGAGGTGAACAAAATCTTATACAAGATTTAATTAATGAACAACTGAAGATTTATGGTGTGGAGGTATATTACATACCAAGACAGTATGTAAATAAAAATACAATTATTAGAGAAGTAATAGAATCGAAATTTGAGAATGCATATCCAATTGAGGCATATGTAGATACCTATGATGGATATCAAGGTTTAGGAACCCTGATGTCTAAATTTGGCATCCAAGAAATGGATGACTTGGTTCTGATTTTATCCAAAGAGAGATACGAATCATATATAACGCCATTAATAAAAAATTTACCAAACATAGAATTAGCAACCAGACCCAAAGAAGGTGATTTAATTTACTTTCCTTTGGGGGATAGATTGTTTGAAATTAAATATGTTGAGCATGAAAAACCTTTCTATCAACTTCAGAAAAATTATGTTTATGAATTAAGATGTGAATTGTTCCGTGCAGAAGATGAAATTCTCGACACCAGTGTTGAAGAAATTGATGACAATCTTATTGATCGTAGATATATACAATCTTTAACTCTTGTAGGAGTTTCCTCTGTTGCAACAGCGATAGCTGGTTTTGTTAGCGGTGCTCTCAGAAGTGTTACAATAACTAATAGAGGTGTTGATTATACTTCAGCACCTAGAGTAGCAATTTCATCTGCTCCTGCAGGTGGAGTAACCGCAATTGGCATCGCCTCTATGATCGGTGCTTTAACTGATTGTGAAGGATTAACGTCGGATTCTAAGGTTCAAGCAGTAGAAATCATTAATCCAGGTATAGGATATACAGTTGCTCCAGGAATCGTTTTCATCG